CCAGGAGTTAAAGCCAAAACTCCTTTAATTGATAAATCGCCCATTATCTTAGCTTCCTTATGCTCTGCTAAAAATGCTACTGCTTTGTCATTCGCCTCATCGAAGTTTTTAATTGTACTATCGTTTAATACTTTAGTTTTTGCTCCAAACTCTGCTATACTATCTGCGTCTTGAACAAATTTAAGTATAGGTGTGCTACGTTCATAATCGACAGAAATATTAGACGCTCCAGAAACTGGGACATTATCTCCGGCTGTTGTCCCGCTTGTAAATGTTATCTGCTTGTCTTGAAAGTCTACTAAGTATTTTACTGGGTCTGTCGATGGGTCATTTATCCCGGTTACTCCTCCGGGAGTCTGCAAAACACTATCTACAAATACTCTAGTATTATGTGGTTGGTCTGTTAGTTTGAATACCGAACCCGCCGCTCCCGTTGGGCTTGTTCCGCCTGTGTCGTTAGTTCCTGTTAAAATCCTGTCTCCATATTGCCATACTTTATTAAAAACTTCTCTATCATCTGTCTTAAATGAACCACCCAACACATTACTACTATCAAAAGTCTCACCACTACTTACGCTTTCTTTAGCCTCGAAATGAACATCTCTATCCTCATCTACATAAAATATAAATTCTGCTAAGGAGCTTAATTGTTTAATTGCGTCAAATAGATTTTTATGATTGAATGATATTTTGCTTATTGTTGTTCCGCTTGTAGTGTCTACGTTGTTTGTGGTTACTACTCCTGTGGCGTTTTGTTGGATTATCTTTTTGGCTATGCTCCCTGCGTCCTCATCTGTATAAACTACTGGTTGAACTGTCATATCTTGTAGAACCGCACCATAATCACGCCCTCTAAGAGTTAAGTTCTCCATTGTTCCTTCTCCGTTAAAGTCTTTCTTTTCTATTACTCCTGTAAATATCTTTGTTACCGGAGCTGTGTTTAGATCCGCATAAACTACCACTTCATCATTAATTTCAAAGTCTGACGCATGAAGTCCAAATTGTGTATTCAATTTAAGGACAAAGTTAGAATTTGCGTTGAACTCTCCGATATTTCGCTCTATATTAAGCTCTCTAACGTCACTTATTGTCTTTCCTGCAATAACTATAAGGGTATTTATCGCCATCAAACCGCTACCGCCGCATTATATAAAATTGCATTTAGAATAATTAAAGCAACACTTAAACCACCTGCCCACTTTCCCAAAGTAACCTTAATCTTGGTTATCTTCTCGCTTGTGTCGCTTTCTAACTTTTTCATATCTTCTTTATGCTTTTCTATTGAAGTCTCATATCTTAGTATGCTTCCGTTAATATTTTTTAGATGTTCTTTTATTCCGCCTATGTCTCCTTTAATCTCCATAAGGACTTTCATTATATCATTATTGTCATTCTTTACCATTAAACACCCAAACTTACTTTATTCTCTAGTTCGTCTTGTAGAGAGTCCGCTAAGTCTCGCCCTGTAAGTCCATTTACATTTTGTATAGTTACGTTTGTTGTGTTGCCTTGTGCCTCTGCTGTTTGTGTTGGTGCTGGTAAAGAACTAAACTCCGCCGCTTTAAATTTACCTAAATCTAAACTCCCAATAGAACCTATATTAATCCCTTTGATTTTATTGATTTTACGGATAAGTTTGTTTACCATTTCGATTACTCTATTAATGCTTTTCTCTATTGTGTCTACTACAAAGTTCCACACCTTACCGACTATATTAGCTATCCCAATAAATACGTTAGATATTGTTGCACCTAACTTTTTTACACCTGCTACTATCTTTGTCCAGTTCTTCATAAGGAATACACCGGCTGTAATTAAAGGAAAGAATAAGAACGTAACCCATTTTAACCACCCGCCCATAGTCTCCCAATTCTTCCATAATGCAACACCTACCGCTACTAATGCGGCGATTGCGGCTACAACTGCTAAGACAACTAAGGTTATTGGACTCCATAATATAGCTAAGGCACTACTCGCCGCTGTAACTACAATAATAACACCCGCTAGAACTAATAATACTGCTGTTAATCCAACAATTCCTATAATTATCTGTTTAGTCAAAGGAGATAAGCCACCAAACCACCCTACTAAATCCCTCAATACTCCAACGACACTTTGCATAACTGGTAATAATGATTGTGCGAACTCTGCTTTTAGGTTTTCTGTGTCTGCCTTTAATATTCTTTGGCTGTTTGCTAAGTCATCTGAAGTATTAACAAAATCTCCGGCGAACTTGTCTGTTTGTTTTAGAATACTTCCATATCTTGCTAATATCTTTTCTTGCTCTGTCAATTCTTCTCCGGCCGTTGCTATTCCGTTTGCATAGGCAAAAGTCTTAATGGACGCCGCACTTACATCTATACCGAAACGCCTTAGTCCTTCTGTTTCCCCGGCTAATCCTGCTTGAACTAAAGTTTGTGCTCTATTTAAATCAATATTCATAACGGAGGCAAAATCTGCTGTTCTACCTGTCATAGTTCCTATAACGTCTACAACATCTCCGCCATCTTCTGCTATTACGTTTGCAAAAGCACTAAACTGAACCGCACCCTCATTAAATGCCCTCTGACTTAATCCAAATTGGGTAGAGGCTGTTTTACTCATTGCTGTTATTGCGTCTGCACTATCACCAAAAACTACTTCTACTGCATTTACACTTTCTGCTAAATCACTTGCGGAAGTTGTTAATTTTGCCAATCCCACAACTCCGGCTACTCCTATTGCGGTCATTGCTCCACCAATAGCTAACATCTTTGTATTAATTCCTTTTAGAATTGGGGAGGCTTTATCTACTGCATTAACAACTATTGTCAAAGCCGCTCCCGCTCCAACTCCCCCTAAGAACCCTACCATTTTTTACCTCTTTGTGTTTTCATTTTGTTGTGTGTGAATTAGGAAACTATAATAAAATAATAATCATGTTTTATTTCCTTTTTCGGTTTGCTTTCTTTGTTTCTTGATTTTCTTTTTTAATCTTACGGTTATTAGCCTCGATTAAATCGCCAATCTCTACATAAGTAAGTTTTGGGATAGTGAAATAATCATAACCACATTTTGTATGTAGCCATAGTATTAAATCCCTATCGGACTCCTCACTTAGTTTTTTTTTAAGTCAATCTCCTGTTGTTTAATTACTTCATCTTGTGCCTTGTTGCTTACTTCTTCCTGACTCATACCGACACTAACCGCCAAAATTGCTATACTTATTGCGTTTGCATATTGTGGTTTTAGATCAGCTAACTGTTCATCTGTCAAAACTGGCTCTACTAACCCGCTCTTAATTATCTCTATGTCTGACTTAGCCTTATTCCCATCTGAACTTTCGGAAGTGGCGTATATCTCTTGTAATTTCCCTCTTGTGATTGGCTTAATTTTAACCTTAGGCTTATCTGGTAGTCCTTCCAATTCTACCTCTCTTGCTATTAATTCGCCGGTTTCCCCTCTCTGAAAAACCATATCTTCTATCCTTAACATTTATTTACCTCCTTTGTTTCATTTAAATTATTATATCCGGGATTAAACATAATTCCATCTAGGGCTTTACTCTCATTATTTCTTTTGTGTATTTCCATCTTGTTTTAACTAAACATAGCCAAAAATTATATTAAATATAATTAATACTTGTAAGTCTTACGCTCTGAACTAAAAGCATTATCTTCATGTAAAAATGTATAATCCTTTTTAGAGTTGCCAGAGATTAGTTGTTTACTTGCGTTTTTAGTAGTTCCGTTAGTCTTGCTCTGAATAGTCGCTAAGTCTATTGATAGCTGTAAATTAACTTTTGGTATAATTCTGCTCAATTCGCTTAATGCTTCTTCTTGCTTAGATGTTCTTATGCTACTCGGAATATTGGCTATTGTGTCTCTTGCGTGTCTCATCTCCATTAACTTACCCGCTACGCTTGATAGCTCGGCTTTTGTTAAGGCGTTTCTCTTAGCTTCGATCCTTTCTAATCTAACTGATAGTTCTCCCAATACTGCTAATATCTTTTTTTGTGCTTCTAGTGTTTTTCTTGTCATGTTTATCCTCCTATGTATTTATTTTGAGTTTGCTAATAGATAAGCTATCATATTTAGATTTTGGTTTATGTCTGCGAACCACGATGGCTGTCCGGCTACCCAGTTGTTCTTAAATCCTGCTTTCTCCATTTCTTCGACTATTTCATTCTTGTTCATTTGTGTCATCTCCTAATTTAGTTGTACAGATTTCTTCGCCCTCTTTCATCTCCATTAACCCACTAACCTCTATACCTACTGGAGAGATATTTTTAATATGGGTGAATGGAAGAATATAACTTTGTCCTTTTGACATAAAGTTAATACTTGATTTATTAATAAATGTGATAACCCCGGTTAAATCATTGTCGTCTTTAGTTGTTAGTGTTACATCTTCGGAAGTCTCATTAAAATTAATGCAAAGCTCTTTTATAATATCTCTATACTTCTCAAACTCTGCCAATACTTCTATATCTCCGTTTAGCTCTAGTTGTTGATATAATGAACTTGGAATTAAAGCGTAATAACTGCCTCCAATCTTTTTTACTGGTGTTTTTATTTTGTATGCCATCTTGTATATAATATTATATATTTAATAGTATTTAAATGTATGCTAAATCTCTATACATTGGTTTTCTTGCGTATATTGGCAATTTAATCATTATCCTTTAACTTTACCCATGTTCTACCGTCGCTGTCTGTTCTAATTCTCGGGTCTAAGCTATCGCCCTCTTTAAACTTCTTAATTCCAGTTGCTAAATATGGAGCGTAAGGTACTTCTTCTTTGGGTTTTTCTTCTGCGTTATCTCTTGCCTCTTGTTCTAACTTCTCTAATTGTTCCGGTGTTAGTTCGCCTGTGTCTAGTTTATCTGGGAATGGGCTATCTTTACTTATTTCCATGTTTTGTAAGGATTTATTAATTTAACCTCTTTAGTGATATATCTTTTTAGGTCTGATATGTTTTTGGCTTGAACTTTATTAGATTGTTTTTGTAATAGACTAAGCCCACTAAGAACATTTCCGATTTCAAATTGTAAAAACTTTATATTATATTTATCCATTGTGCCTCCTTTTCATTACTTAATGAGCTATATATGGTTTGTATTCCGGTTTTAGTTCAAAGTACATTCTAAACATTAAGGCGTCAGAAAAGTCCGGGGATCTGCCCAAAAACTCCTTAACTTCTTTCTTTCCAACTATGGCTAACTTTCCGTCTTTGTCCGGGTCTTTCTGTCTTACTTGTTCTAAGTCCTCAATCATTAACTCTTTTACCTGTTCATTAATCGCCTTATACATACCTATCTTACCCTCTTTAACATACTTAGCCAACAAATAATAACCTTGAGATTTAAGATTAGAGTAATTATGTTTTGGTGGTGTGGTAAATGCTCCGGCGGGGTTGTTGTCTGTTTTAAGTTCTAATGCTCTGCTGTTGTTAATAAATCCTCTAACTTTCATCTCGTCCACAATTCCGCCACCTATACCGTCCTCATCTACTATAACCTTATTCTTTGGAATACCATAAAACTTCATTACTTCCTCTAATCTCTTTCTTGTCTCCTTTGTGTCTTGTTTCTCGAATACATATATTTTCTTTACAAACAAACCCGCCCAAACCATAATAACGGTCTTATCTTTTCCCATTCTTGCAACATCACAACTAATATAATACTCATGCCTTGTAGGTAGATTATAGTCTCGTTCAAACAAATTAAGAATATCCTCATACTCGAATAACCTTGTGTCATCTTCGTCAAACTCCCAATTACCATATAATAAACGCTCTCTCTCTTGCCGGTCTAACTTCTCTAAGTTCTGCTTATAGTATTTTGTCATAAATGGGTTGTCATCTACAAAGGCGGGTATAAACTTTCTATATTTTGGTAGTGTTTTAGACTTCCATTTCTTATAAAAGTCATAATAAGCAAAGTTCTTACATGGGTTACTTGCTAGAAGTCCTTTAGGGATTAAACCAAACTCATCTAACTTATATCTTACCCTTGATTTAACTATGTCGTGTGCCTTCTTTTTAATCTGTGCCACTTCATCTAAGAAATAGCCGGTAAATTCTGTACTACCCAAACTATCAAACTCTGGGTCACTTGGATAACTAAATAAGTCCTTTAGGTAAACTGTGCTGTCTGTTTTAATAAATGTGATAACTCCGTCTACCGAATTATACTTAAAATCTTCGCCCATGTTTAACCCCCAATCCTTACATACTGCAAAGAAAGTAAGTAGTGTACTTTCCTTTAAGGATTTTAGAACTGCCCTACCTATTAGCCATCTACTACCCGGATAACGTAAACAATTTAATATAATCCATGCACACCCGAAATATGACTTACCCGAACCCGCCGCACCACCATAGAAAACCTCTGTGGTTACATCGTCCTCTAAGTAAGTGAAGGCTTCCGCCTGTTTCTGTGTTGGAGTCCAACTTATTTCTACTTGTCTTTGATTTTCCATTTGTCTATCTCTTTTCTGTTTAGTTTTTTATAAGGATATTTCTTATTGTCTTTTTTCTTTTCCTTTGCTGTGTTTCGTCTTTCCATTATAAAATTATTTATCCTCCTTTTCTGCTACAACTTCAAAAACCGGCTCTGCTGGTTTATTCATTGTAAACTTATAGCTTACTTGTTTAACTTCTACTTTATCTGCTACCTTAGACTTCTTGCTAAATGCCTCTAATAGCTCTGTTGCTCCCTTCTGGAGTGTTATAAGTGCATTAACCGCCTTTATCTTGTCTGCATTATTTCCACTTGTCATAATCTGCCTTACAATATTTAAAGCGTTTAGATCCGTTTGGTAAAAGTCTGTGAATACTTCGTCTAGTTCTCTGGGGTCTAATTGGGTTATAATTATCTTCATATCTTCATATACTTGTTTACGGGTAACGCTATACTTCTTAGATAACTCAAGATTAGAAGGAATACGGGTTAAACCATTGTTACGGATAAGGTTTTTAATATCGTTAATCCTATCTTCTCTTGAAACTTGTTTCCCTACTCTCTGTTTCTCTTGCTTTCTGAATTTCTTTGTCATTTTGTCCTCCTGATTTAATTTAACATGATTATCTAGTTTATGCGTTATCATCATTAGCTCCTATGTTATTCAATTTATAGCAATTCAAACATACATTCTTTATTTTTGAAGGTCTAACTATCTTAAACCCGCACATAATACAACACTTGCTTTTTTTGATAAACTCCAGTTTGTACGCTTCTTGCTCTCTTGCTTCGATTTCTTTCTTTATTTTGTGTCCTGTGTTTTTATACATTTTTTCTCCTCGGGAAGATTACGGGGTGACGTGCCTTTATGCCACCCCTTTTGGTGTAATCCATTATCTAAAGAACTCCCTGCATATCGCTTTATGCTATTCGTCTTTAGTTCCCTATGATGAGTGGAGGAGTTGAACCCCCGAACCGTTCTCACCGTAATAATAATTTATTTATTCTTTTGGTATATGTCTAGTAGCTTTTGGTCTTCTGCTACTAACTCTAAAT